CAACTACTCCAGTAAACTTCTCTACCGGTACACAAGATGTATTCTGTGACTATACCGCTTCTACAGCAGTGCTGGCATCTAATAATCCCGGTACATCAGGTCAAGTACTAACATCTGGTGGTATAGGGGTTGCTCCCTCTTGGGCAGCGATTGCCAATACTGGTGTATTAAGCTTCTCAGCAGGCACAACTGGACTTACACCTAGCACAGCTACTACTGGTGCGATTACTGTTGCAGGTGTTTTAAATGCCGCAAACGGTGGAACTGGTGAAGCAGGAACTCTAACTGGTATTTTGTATGGTAATGGAACATCCGCTCATACAGTTGCTACAACCGCTCAAGTATTGTCATTGATTGGAACATTGCCTGTAGCTAATGGCGGTACAGGGGTAACAACTTCAACAGGTTCAGGTTCAGTAGTATTAAGTACAAGCCCTACATTAGTTACCCCTGTATTAGGTACACCATCAAGCGGTACAGTAACAAACTTAACAGGAACAGCATCAATTAATATTAATGGCACAGTAGGAGCTACAACTGCCTCTACAGGCGTGTTTACTACTACAATACCTACTAATGGTGTATATTTACCCGCAACTAATTCTATAGGTATTGCAACTAATAGCACTAATGCAGTAACGATAGATGCTAGTCAGAATGTGGGGATTGGGACGAGTAGCCCTAGTTATAAGTTAGATATTAATGGAAATGCTGGCGCAGCGAACTACTATATTAATGCCTTAGCAGGAACAATTGGATATGCAAACGGTTCTGCTTCTTTGGCTATGTTTAACGCTTTAGGTGCAATTCCAAATACCCAAGTATTTAACACTGCTGGCGCAGAACGTATGCGTATTGACTCTAGTGGTAATGTGGGGATTGGTACAAGTAGTCCAGCTAGTTATGGAAAATTAGCAGTTAATGGTTCTATTGCTCCAATGGGAGCTGCTGGAACATATTCTATAGATACATCATTAGCAGGAGCAGGAACAACAGTATCTAGTGGAGGAACAGTTAATTTTTCTAATGCTTCAGGAATGCTTGTAGTAAATCAATATAATACTGGAGGCGTAACTATATATTTATGTGGGGGTGGTTCTACAGTAGCAGTTGCTAGTACTGCTTCAACAGTTGGGTCATTTGCACTTAATACTGGAATTGGTGGGTATACATGGACAAGTTCAAGCACTACAACTTATGGTTTCTTCTTTTTAAGAACTAGACCTACTGCTTAAGGATTAATATGGAATATACATCAGAAAAATTACAAGACCAAAACTTAATGTATAAAATCACCACAATAAACAACGGTGAAGAAATTACATTTAATGTTGTATGTGCTAAAGATGAATCCGAATTAGATGGTTTGGTCGCATACCATTTAGATTTTATTAACAATCCACAACCTATTATTCCACAAGAGCCAGTACCTCCAACAGCAGCAGAGCTAATGGCAGAGCTACAAGCCTTAACCGCAAAGATAGAAGCTCTAGGAGGCTAAATAATGTCAAGCATAGTCGTAGCTGGCGATACCAGCGGAAGTGTTTCATTAAGTACGCCAACAGATATATCTGGGAGTACAGTATTAACCTTGCCAACAACACCAGCAACATTCCCTACTGTTCCTACAGCTACTTGGGGTAACTAATGTCTGTATTTGAAGAAGCTGTAAAATAATTTTAGGGCAAGCCGCCACCCTAATTTGGTGGCAACTTCATGGAGATTAAAAAATGGATGGTATCAAACTATCAACTGATCTAGTAAACACAATCTTGCAATATTTGGGTAACCAAAAATTTGTAGAAGTTGCAGGTTTAGTACAAGCTATTCAACAACAAGCTCAAGCACAAAATGCACAACCTGCAACGATACCAACAACTTTACCAACAGCACCGTTCCCGGCGGGGACTTAATGTGTTCGGGAAGAATCCACTATCCTCTGCCCCAATAGCAGGACTAAGTTCAGGTATACTATCTATAGTACTAAATTATATATCAACTAGTACTGTTAGTGTAGTAAAAGCAGTAGGAAAGTTTATAAGTGTTTTAAGTTCTTCTACAGCCAGAGTTCTTCTAAGATATTTTAGAACACTTAGTGTTTCTTCTGCTTCTACTATCAGCATACTAATTTCATTAGTTAGATTAATAGTTTTTAGTATAGCTAGTACTGGTTCTGCTAGTGTAACAAAAGCAGTGAGTAAGTTAATAAGTATTACCAGTAGTAGCACGGCTACGATAGTAAGGTCTTTTTCTAAACTATTATATATTACCAGTACTAGTACGGCTACGATAGTAAGGTCTTTTTCTAAACTATTATATATTACCAGTACTAGTACAGTCTCTATAAAAAGATTATTAAATAAACTATTATATATTACCAGTACTAGTACAGTCTCTATTACGATAGTAAGGTCTTTTTCTAAACTATTATATATTACCAGTACTAGTACAGTCTCTATAAAAAGATTATTAAATAAACTATTATATATTACCAGTACTAGTACGGCTACGATAGTAAGGTCTTTTTCTAAACTATTATCTGTTGTCTCCACTAGTTCAGCAACAGTTCGTAAATTAATTAATAAACTATTATCTACAGTATCTAGTAGTGTTATACAATTATTTGTAAATTTAGTTGAAAAGTATGGTGCTGTTGGTAAATACACCATGATAGTAAAATCTAAGAAAGTTTTTCTAAGTTTCGTTAAAAATCGTATTATCACATTATGGAATAAAAATGGCTGATTTTTTTAGTGCTAAAATAACGACAGAGTCTGAAAATTTTTCTTTTGATTTTACTCAGGTTCTAACTGCTGCTGAAACAATATCTACAGCCGCTTGTACTGTAATATTAATGAATGGAACAGACCCAAGCCCCTCCTCTATTTTAATGGGTGCTCCTACTGTAGTTACTGGTAGTAAAATTGCTACACAAAGAATCGCTAACGGTGTCAGTGAGTGTACCTATCGCCTTGTTATGACCATTACAACTTCACTTGGTAATACCTATACTGGCGTTGGTGATTTAAGTGTCTATGCTCCGAGTCTTGTATGAGTTATAAACCACGATACGACAGAGGCGATTTTAAGGCTGTTTGTGATGTATGCGGCAGAGTCTATAAAGGTTCTCAACTACGGCAACGATGGGATGGTTTAAAGGTTTGTGAGAGTGATTTTGAAATGCGACAACCACAAGATTTCGTCAAAGGAGTAGCAGACTATCAAGCACCTCCTTTCACTAAACCAGAACAACAAGATAACTTTATACCTGTAACATTTATAATCTATCCCTGATAAGGCTTGCAAAATGACACAAGAATTAGAAAGTCGAGTAGTTAGGCTTGAAGTCCGAACAGACGACCATTCAGAAGATATTAAGGAACTCAGGAATGCTACTGTGTGTTTACAAGAAACCATGTCAAGCATTGAAAAGAATTTAAGTCAGATTAAATATATTGTTGTTGGAGCGTTAGCTGTTCTTGTGGCGCAGTCTTTTGGGCTTGAGAAAGCCATAAAACTAATAATGGGTGGTTAAATGAGTTCCTCCTTTACAGTATCCAGGGATCAAGTAATTGCTTTAGCTATGCGAAAACTAGGTGTATTAGAGTTGGGAGATACTCCTGATGCTGCTAGTATTACCAATGCTTCTCTAGCCCTAAATCTATTGATAAAGTCTATGGCTACAGAGGGCTTAAAGTTATGGAAGATACAAGAGTTAGTAATACCTGTAACTAATAATGTTACTACCTATGTATTAGGAGGGCCTAGTTCTGTTCCTATGTATGATAGTTTTGATACAGGACTACTTACCGCCCTCACTGATAAACCCCTAAAGATGATTCAGGGATGGTATCGTAATACCTCAGTAGCACCTGTAATAGATGTACCACTGCAAATGTTATCTAAGCAAGAGTACAATATGCTGGGTTCTAAGATGTCTACTGGTGTGTCCAATAGTGTATTCTATGATCTTAAACAGAACAACGGTATCTTGTATGTCTACTTAACCCCTGACTCATATACAGCTACAAACCTACAGATTCGCTTAGTCTGTCAAATGCCAATGCAAGACTTACTTCGTGCACAAGATATACCCGATTTTCCCAATGAGTGGATGAATGTATTGGTATGGAACTTAGCCGATCAGTTGTCTCTTGAATATGGGGTGCCTGCGGGCAACAGACAAGAAATAGCTATACGAGCTAAGATGTATAAAGACCAATTAACTGATTGGGATGTAGAAGCGTATTCTACATTCTTTCAACCAGACATAAGAATGTCTATGAATAACCGGGGTTACTAATGCCTATTGAGAGAATCCCTCTTAGTCAGCCAATAGAAACCCGTGATGGCACTCTTACCAAAGATGCTAAGTGTACTAATGGTTACTTTGAAACTGTAGGACAGAAGCGTAGCTTTATTAAACGCCCGGGTGTATCTATACTTTCTAACCTACCCGCTGCAAAAGGGCAAGGTTTATTCTATTTTGAAGGTGTATTATATGCTATAGTAAATAACATTCTTTATTCTGTAAGTTCTACGGGTGTGTACACAACTATTGGAACCATGACGGGGGCTGTTGCCACAGCATATTTCAATCAAAACCTACCTACACCCGCAGCCACAAATACAATTACTAGAAGTAACTATATCTTCAGTGTTCCGGCAACTAATATGCCATTCACCGTTCCTTCTGGGATAACAGTAATTTATGTTACACTGATTGGTGCTGGTGGGGGCGGTAGTGCTGATGATGGCACGGGTGATTCTCATCCTGGGTCTGGTGGTGGTTCTGGTGGACACATAGACAACCAGGCCATAATTGTTATTCCGGGAAGTACCCTCTACATCACGGTGGGGTCTGGTGGTTTGCACTCACAGTCTTCCTTTAACGGAGTTGTCACTTGTGCTAGTGGCTCTACAGGAACTTATACTGGGGGTACTGGTGGTAGTTCTTCTATATCTGGCACAGGGTTTACAACACTGACGGTTACTGGAGGAACGGGGGGACTGTCACCCGGATACATGGGTGCGGGGGCAGGGGGTACACCAAACGGAACTGTGGGAACTCTGGGGGTAGGCATGAATAATGGCATGGTACCTGGTGTTGGTGGTATCAATGGAACTGGCTATGGTGCTGGTGGTAATGGTGCATTAACATATGCTAATACTAGTTGTCCCGGCAATGGTGGGGCTGGTGCTGTTATTCTTTCCTTTTAACTTGGATTATTAATGACTACTTCTGCCTTAACTAGTACTATGTTTGTCCATAACCAGTCTAATGGTTATATATATAATCCCTCATATATTACTTCTGGCACTCCGTGGCCCTCTAATACTCCCTTAGCTGGTAAATATGGTTTTATTCCACTTACCAACGATTATGTAATTCAGATAACAGTTGTTAATGGTGGCACTAATTATATAGAGCCTATAATTACTGCGGGTGTCCTTTGGACAGCCAATCTAGTGGTTGCTGCGGCACAACAAGTAGTTTATGGTGTTAATTTATACACTGCTACAACTACTTTTACTACCAATACAACCCCGCCCACCCACACCAGTGGAACAGTGAATAATCTTACTTGGGCCGGATTAGCTGCTGTAATTA